TTCCTTTATATATATTGTAATATTTATAATCAAATGAAGAAGTCTTACAAAGGTTTATATCGCCCTACACACCCTAAAAAATATGTAGGTGATGTCACTAGAATAGTATATCGTTCTCTATTAGAGAGAAAGTTCATGCTATATTGTGACCGTAATCCTGACATAACATATTGGGCAAGTGAAGAATTGTCAATAAGATATTATAATCCACTTGACAAAAAGTATCACTCATACTATCCTGACTTCATAGTTCGTACAATAAAGGGTGATAAGATACTTGTTGAGATTAAACCATCACGTCAAACCAAACCACCAAAGACACCTAAAAAGAAAACAAGAGCATTTATGAGAGAGAGTTATATGTATATTAAAAATCAAGCGAAATGGAAAGCCGCAAAGAGATATGCTGATGATAACAATGCGAAGTTCAAACTAATTACTGAAAAAGATTTAGGTAGTTATTAAGGTGTTGCGTTAGATAAGTTTAAAAAAGTATTATCTACATTCTTATTAGTTATAAAACCTGTTATCGTTTGATTACTTCCTCCAACATTCGTATTTTGATTATTATAAACGACTGCTGATGGTATCTCACCAGTATCAAACATAGATGTTTGTTGTTGTTCTTGGAATAATGTCTTTGCAGTTGACGCATCACCTGTGCCATCACCACCAGCGCCTTGGAATTGATTACCTACTACTTGTCTATTTAATACCATGGCATTACCTGATTTAGGATCATAGACCACACTAGATTGATTACCACTATCTGTGTCATCAAAACTAGGACCTTCATCAAATTTAGGTTGTAATAAACCAGTTTCTGTTTCTGTAAATCCTGATTCTGTACCAATACTATCAAAGTTCTCCGTGCCTTCTTTTATTCTTTGATCTCTTTCTTTCGCCTCTCTCTCCTCTTTCATCTTCGAGGTCTCTAGTAGATCAATATTGATACCAGGTATTTTGTTTATTAATTTGATTACAGAGTTTATCATAGTCTTATAGAAATCTATTAGTCTTGTAAATACTTTTCCTAAAAACTCACCTATCTTTTTAGGTATGCTTACTAAAAACTTTGCGACAGAGGCAATCTTATCTCTAAAAAAGAATATACCAGCGACAACACCAGCAACCGCAAGACCTATCAATACTTTGGTTGTCATAAAGAATTTACCAATCGCTTTGATACCACTTCTAAAACTTTTTAGTGCCTTCATCAAACCACCTTTTTTAAAGAATAGAAATACATTATACGCCTCCATTGCGCCGTCTCTAACTGCCATCAATGCGTCACCAAATGCCACAAATGGTGCCTTCAGTTCTTCAAAGAACTGACTTTGTTGTCCTCTATCAAAACCTTGGTCATCTGCCAATGGGTTTAATGTTCTATCTTCTTTTTCAATTTTAGCCCTATCATCTGCTAATTTTTTTTCATCTTTTAAAATTTCTTTTTGATCTGCTCTACTGATAAATCCATCTTTGGTTTGTTTTTCTAATATTGTCTCTCTTTTTACAAGTATGTCTCTTTCAAAATCGTCAACTCTTTTTATTTCAGCCTTTAATTGTTTTTTTCTTGCATCTATTTCTTGTTTAGTTAATATTCTAACTTCTATATTAGCCGCTTTACTTCTTTTATTTAATTCAGTCTCAGCGATAATATTTCTTTTTCTTAATTCTTCAACTTGTTTAGCAGATTTATCTCTTTGCTCTTTTAATTGATCTATTCTTTTGGCGAGACCAGTATTAAATTCTTTTATGTTTAAACCTAACTTATCAAATATTTTTTCACTTCTGTCTAATGCCCTTAAAAATTTATCAATACTACCTGACTCGAAGTCTGCAAGTATCTCTTTTGTGATGTTTCTAACCTCTGTAGGTGATATTACGGTTTTCTGCGCAGCAGCCACAGTCTTCATTGTAGAAGACATTACCGTTTTCATTAACGCTTTAATATCTGATTCTAATACTGCCATTTAATAATCCTCTACTATATGCCAAATTATAATCGCTAGTAAGGCAAAAAATCCTAATACTGCAATTGTGAGTGGAAACCATATCATCTATTTACTCTTTTTACTTGATCCTGTGTATAAACCAAACCATGCGGCACCCGCACCAACTACGATACTAATTAAACCACTTTGTTCCATCGTAGGTGCAGATAAGTTCATATACCATATAACACATTTATATAATAGTATTATGTAAACGGTTAAAAACAATCTTGGGAATATTCTCCAAGCGTCAACGGCTCTCGCCATATGAATAATCTTTGCGTATGGGTTTGGACCTAAATCTTTTACAGATGTATCTACTTCTAAATCAACTTTTACTTTTTTACTAATCTCTGGTTTATCAGCGGGTACAACAATTTTATCTTGTTCATCTGCCATTTTTCATATTTTCCCTTCTTCGTCTCTCATTTTCTTCTTTTATATAATTAATTAACATTTGCACATATATGTCCTTCTCCCAAGGTATCATATGTTCAACTTCTGTCAATGAATATTTATGATGATGTATTAACGCAAATGTAACTTCGTAAAAGGCCTCTAGGCTATTATGGGCGAGGCTGATTCGAAAAAATCGTTAAGTCCTTGTAAAGTGACTTTACTCTTTACTTTTGTTACAGGGTTAGTCACCTCAATATCGTGTCTAACTCTTGGCATAGTATCAAAGAATTTCTTAATTTTACTAAAACTCTCTTGCGATAAACCTTCAAAAAACTCTTGTATCTCTTGTGGTGTACTATCCTTGCCAGGGTATATTTTTTCGCCCTCAAATATATGGTCAACGCAAGAACTCAACATTTTAAATATTGTGTCCATATCTGCGTTATCTATATTTGTGCCTGACTTTAATATACTCATTGTAGGGTATTTTAAAACCACTCCGAGTTTTCTGCCTTCATCTACTATGATTTTATTTGTGTGTTCGTCATCAACTTGCACTTCAACTTTAGTCAAATCAATCTCAACATCAGCATAAGTTTTCTTGTCGTCTGGACAGATAACTTTAAATTTAGATATTTCGCCTACAGATTTAGCCCTAATATTTAAAAATATGTATTCTAAATCAAACATAGGTAAAGTCTCTACGTCTAAACTATTAAAAGTACACGAGTCAACAATTTGTTTTGTTGCATCATATATCTCATTCTCTTTACCAGATTCCATAGCCATCAATAATATCTTTTCTTCTTTTACTAGAAATGGTCTATATTTTACTTTAACATCTGTTGATGGTAATGTCAACTGATAAGTTGGCGCATCAATTTTTGGTAATGCCATTATATCTCCTTATTATAAATTTAAAGGTGGAATCTTAAATGGTGGGAATACCCTACCACCTGTAACTCTACCTATCGGCGCTCTTCTTCTTAACTCATTTAGAACATCACGCCCTGCTCGTCTCAATGGTGCTGGAAGTTTACCAAGTAAACCACCAAATAACCCACCAGCTCTTTTAACTTCTGGTGACCCAAATTCTGCTTGTCCTAATTCTATTTTCCCTGCCTTGTCAATAAAGTAATTTACCCAATATCTAAAGGTAAATGTGACTTGGAAAGTTTGTACATTGTTATTCTCATACGAATAGTTTACCTCACCTATTGTCTTAGGATAACAATCAAAAAGTTTTACTGCATATGTGACATCATCACGCTCTTGCCTACTAGCAAATTGACCTAACTGAAATATATTCATATCAGAAACGTAATTGTCATAATAATTTTTATTAAATGATTTTGTACTAAATGCTGCTTGTTGCCATAACTCAAAGTAACTTCTCTCTCTCATAAATTTATCTAGGTAAAAAGTTGCAGTTATGTCAGCAGAAGTAAAATCTATAACGTGTTTTCTAGGTGGCGCATTTCCGTGTCTTACTTCTTTTATTGTTGTGTCTCTGTTAGGCATAGATATTTCAGAACAAAAACCTCTTACACGTCTGCCGTTCGCATTGTGAACTGCTCTCAATTCACTACCCATGGTAAATGATTCAATACCCTCACCTGTGCCTTTTACTTGTACAGCGGTATCTTCAGCACCTATACCACCACCGAAGTCTAACCCTCTAGGCATAAAAAATTCTACATAAAATCTAGCTCGTCTTGCGAAACCTTCACCTTCATTAACCATCGCCTGAAATCTACCCATTGTAGTTTCAGGATTACCACCTGCCTTTTGTCTTAATCTAGGGTCACTCTGTACATCATCTAGGCTTCTATCTCTAGGTAAACCTATTCGTATATCGTAACCACCAATTCTTTTTCCGCCTCGTAAAATAGCCATTAGTATGGTTGTCCTTTTCTAAATTGTTGTACAGGTAACATCACTGCCAATGCAGCCTCGTCAAAATCAACTCTTAAAAAACTTGATCTAACGTGTCCGTACAAATATTTCTTAATCATGTTTTTAGTTATTCTCACGTTCTTAATACCATCATAAGTTGCATCTATTCTTGTACTTGCTTTCATACCACCTGTGGCAAATCTTTGTAAATTATTCAACAAACTAATTCTTTGTACAGGTCTAATATAGTGAAAGTTCAAACCCATAAACCCACCTGGTATCGTCTCTAAAGGTAATACAAGTGGAAATCTATCATACAAAGGTAGTACCTGTTTATATTTAGGGTCGTAGAAGAAGAAATTTAGTCTACCTTTACTAGGAATCCCATTTAATTTACCTGATCTCATAAGGGCAGCCGCAGTCGCTCTATTACCTAAATCTGCGATATTTCTCTTATACCAGTCAACACTCTTACGAATGCCACCTTGTTTATCTTTTAAGGGTTCTAATATACTTATCGCCATACCAATATTTATAATAAAAAAGGAGGCCGTATTTCTACGACCCCCTTAAAGTTTACAGTGTTGAGAGAGAATTACTCCTCGGCTAACTTACTAAAATACGACAAAGTATCATCTTCATCATCACTAGCCTTAGAAGTCACACCATTACTTTTCGCAGCACTACCGTTTTGAGGCGGGAGGTCTGTTTTATCAGCAGTCTCTGCGCTTCGTACACCTGTAATTGTCCTATTCAGTTTCTCTTTGAGTTCATCATAGGTTTTAAAATTATCGGGTGCAAGAAATGGTTTCAAAGGGTGTTGAGAAGACCAAATAGATTTAATCTGTTCGTCATTCTCTTTAATTTGTGACACACCTTCAAATTCTGCT